ACTCGCGGTAGCGCTTGTTGACCATGTCGGTGATCGGCGTCACCTGGCCGATGGTGCCCGAGCCGCTCAGGCCGACGATCGGCCGGTTCACCGAGGCGGCGATCGAATCGAGATCGGCGTTCTCGATCTCGTCGTTCCAGGGGACCGGGTCGACGGTGTCGGTCCCTGACGCAGCGACGATGTCGAGGCCCCACATGCCGGCGGTCGACGGCAGGTTGTAGGTCAGCGCGTAGTAGCCGGTCGCCAGCTCGGTGATCGCCGCGCCGGTGGTGTAGGTCGCCGGCGACCCGCCGTTGGGCTTGTGCCAGCCGGTGACGGTGAAGTCCGCGAGGACCTTGCCCGTCGACGCCGCACCCGCCGCCGTCAGGCGCCGGATGTACTTCGTCACGCTCGAGCTGGGCTGGGCCATGCGCTCACCAGAGACGGGTGGGTCGGGCTACAGGAAGCCCCGGCGGCAGGTCGCCGCCGGGGCCGCTCGCGTGGTCGCTGGCGTCAGATCGCGCCGGTGAGGAACACGTCGCCGAGCACCACGCCCGCGCCGCTGCCGGCGTCGGCCGCGGCCACGCCGGCCTTGGTGTTGCCGGTCGCCGAGGTGGTGAAGCGGCTGTTGCCCGCGTCCCAGTAGACGACCGCGCCGGCCGTCCAGGCCTGCGAGCCGACCTTGGTCGCGTTGCGGATCAGCCCGCGGAACAGGAAGGTGCCGGTCGCCGCGGCGGCGAGGGTGTTCAGCGCCATCACCACGAGGCCCTGGATCTTCTTCACGTCGCCGAAGGTGACGCCGCCGGTCGGGGCGGTGAGGACGATCACGCCCTCGTCGTTGCTCTTGGATGCGCCCATGGTCGAGATTCCTTGAATGGATGGGAAGGGTGGGGGTTGGAGTCGAGGCGATGCCGCACGGCCAGCGCGCCGGCCCACGGGGAGCCGGCGCGCGCGCGATCAGCCGCTGATCAGGTCGTGCCCTGCTGCGCGCCGGGGAAGTACTTGGTCGCGCTGACCAGGTCGTAGACCAGGTCGGCCTCGAACGGCAGCCAGAGCTTGTAGTTGAACCCGGCGACCGCGCCGGCGTCGTACGGGGTCACCTGGACGTTCTCGAACCCGCGCACCTTGGAGACCACCAGGCCGGTGACCTCGTTCGGGTCGCCGAGCAGGTAGTAGCTCGTGGTGCTGAAGCCGGTCAGCGCCGCCGCCTCGAGCCACGGGCTCGCGACGACCTCGAGCGACCGCACCGCCTGCTGCACCTCGCCGGCCTGCAGACCAGGGCCCGACATGCCGACGATCGCCTGGGCCTCGACCTCGCGGGTGACCGGCACGATCAGGAACCGCGGGATGTTGCCGTACGGGTTGCCGTCCTTGCCGACCTTGTTGACGAAGGCGGCGCGGACCACCGAGAGCTTGCCGCGCGCGGCGGCGGCGGTGTCGGCGGTGGTGTAGACGAGCGAGCCACCGGAGGTGGTGTTGTTCGTCCAGGTCGCCGTCGCCTCGGCGGCGCTGGTGCCCATCAGCAGCTTCTGGAAGACGCGCCGGTCGATCGTCTTGTCGGCGATCGATCCGGCCATGCGCAGCAGGCGGTCGAACTGCGCGGTGTCGTCGCTGACCAGCGCCGGGATGGAGAGCGACAGGGTGCCGCCCCACATCGAAGCGCTCGAGCTGTAGACGCCCTCCGCCTTGTCGAGCTCGGGGAAGGCCATCAGCTCGGCCGTCTTCTGCAGGTTGCCGGTCGACAGGCCGCCGATCGAGAACTGCTTGAAGTCGGGCACGACCTGGTCGGCGACGAGCGGGCGGTAGCGGGCCGACTGGCTGCCCATCTCGAAGCCGCGCGCGACGATCTTGGTGATCGCGTTCAGGAAGACGAACGACGCGAACTGGCCGGTGCCGATGTTGGAGCCGGCGCGCTGGGCGCGCGGCGACATCATCTCGGGCTTGCCGAGGGCGAAGCCGGCCGCGTCCTTCTCGGTCCAGCCGCGGGTGTCGATCCCCATCAGGCGGGCGAACTCGAGGATCGAGTGCCGCATGCCGCTGCCCATCAGCGGGTTGTTCTTCTTGTGCTGGTCGAGCTCGGGCGAGCGGATGCCGACGCGGTGCGCCAGGGCGCCGGCGAAGGCGTCCGCGCCCTTGTCGAGCTGGTCGTAGTCGACGGTGGAGCGGCTGATCAGCGGCACCTTCGGCTCGGCGGTGCGCATCTTGGCGGCCGCGGCGCGCAGCATCGCGTCCTTGGCCTGGGTGCGGCTGAGGCCGACGAAGTCGCCGGCGTCGAGGCCGAGGGACTTGGCCTGCTTGGCGATCTTGCGCTGCTCTTCCATCAGCTTGGCGCGGGTCTTCTCGCTGCCGACCGCGCGCTCGGTGTCGTCCTCGGCGTCCTCGTCGTCCTCGCCCTCGGCGTCGTCGGCGCGGGCCTCGTCGTCCTCGGCCTCGTCGTCGGCTTCGGCGGCCGCCTCGCGGGTCTTCGCCGCGTTGTAGTCGGCCTCGAGCGCGGTGCGCTGCTCGGCGGTGATCGTGGAGAGGTCGAGGCCCCGGGCCTTGAGCCATTCGGCGAACGTCTTCATTGGTCCCTCGTGATTGGGCGCAAGGGCCCGGTGGTGGGTGGTGATCGCCGCGCCGTGCGCGCTGCGGGTGCGCAGCGACGCCTCGTCATCGGCAGGAATGGGGGTCAGGCTGACCTCGAGCAGACGCCAGCGGCGGACGGTCAGCGTGCGCGTCTCGTCGTCCCAGCTGGTGTCGGCGAGGTCGTAGGTGTAGCCGATCGAGATCCCGCGCAGGGCGCCGCAGTCGATCGCCTGCTGCACCGTCACGCCGCTCTGCAGCCGGGCGTCGGGCAGCACCGACCCGTCGTTCTCGAGGCCGTCGGTGCCGAGGCGGATCGCCGAGATCGGACCGGCGATCTGATTCGGGTTGTGGTTGATCAGCAGCGCGGTGGCGGCGCGGAAATCGATGGCGCCGTCCTGGTGAACGAGGACCTCGCGGTAGCCGCCCATGTCGACCGCGTCGGCGGTCGAGGCGAGCATGGTCAGCTGCCGCGGCTTGCCGGCTTCCGTTTCGCGCCACTTCGGCTGGAACGACCGCGCGCGGCGAAGCACCGCGGCGTCGACCTCGCGGCGACCGAAGACGACCGACGGCAGCGACCGGCGCGGGTCAGTCATTGGTGCTGGCCTTCGGTTCGATCGGTTTCCCGTCGGCGGCGGCCGCCGGATCCGGCTCCGGATCCGGGCCGACCGGGACGGTCGTCGAGAGGTCGAAACTCAGGCCGAGCTCCTTCCGCTCCTTCTCTTCGAGCGCGAGCTGCTTCCAGACGGCCTTGCGATCGCCGCCGCGCTTGCCGATCTCGGCGTCCGCGGTCGACAGCCCGGCGGCGATCGCCATGGCGGCGGCCTGGGCGTCCTTGAGCGGGTCGACGTAGGCCTGGCCGTCGGGCACCAGGCGGTAGGAGACGCGGCGCGGCATCTCGACGCCGGCCTGGATGCACAGGAACGGCAGGGCGCGGCGGTAGAGCGCGCCGATGGTCGCCTGGCCGAACCACTCGCGCACCGGCGCCAGCAGGCGGTCGGCGTCGATCATCGCCGCCCGCAGCGACGAGTAGTTGGCGCGCGAGTAGTCCTTGTCGAGCCAGCGCTGGTCCATCCGGCAGGCGGCGGCGATGTCGCCCCGCAGCGTCTGACGGAACGCGGCGATCTGCTGCGCCGGCCGGTTGTGGCTGAAGGCGTGGACGTCCTCGCCCGGGAACATGCGCGCGACCGCGCCGACCGCGATGCGCTGCGCCGGGTCCTCGGGCGTGCCCTGCTCGGTGGTGTCCGGCGCCTCGTGGTAGTCGCTGGTGATCACCAGCGCCATCGCGGCGCAGTTGATCGCCGACCGCAGCTCGGCGTCGACCAGGTCGCCCTCCTGCCAGATGCGCTCGATGACCGGGGTCAGCCAGGGCTCGCCGCGGTTCTGCAGCGCACGGCGGCGCTCGAAGCCGTGGATGATCTCGCCGGCGCCGACCTTCTCGGTCGAGTAGGCGACGCCGAACTCGGGGTTCGACAGGTGGTAGCGGACCGGACGCCCCCACTTGTCGAGCTCGATGCCGGCGACCGCGGTGATCCCGTCGGCGTCGGTGATCAGCGGCGCGCGCGGCTCGATCGCGAGCCACTCGCATTCCAGCGGCAGCACCACCAGCGGCACCAGGCCGCGGTCGGCGCGCTCGGGCAGCACCGGCGTGCGCCAGAGGAACTCGCCGGCGAGGACCACTTCGCGGAAGGCCTGGGCCTGGAGGTCGTAGATCGACCGGCTGCCGGTGATGTCGCACTCGTGCAGATAGTCGTGCCAGGCCGAGCGCAGGAGCTTGTTCACCTGCTCGTCGCCGTGGTCCGGCTCGAGCGCGATGCCGGTGCCGACCACCTGGGCGACCAGGCCTTCGACGGCGGCGCGCGCCGTCGGATTGTCGCGCTCGAGCTTCCGGCACAGCGCCCGCAGCTGGGGCAGCGACATCGAGGCGAGCTCGTTCGCCGATTCGCTCCGGAGGTAGTACCCGCGCGGGAGGATCTTCCGGCGCGGGTCGAGCGCCTGATAGCCGCCCATCAGGCTCGACGTGGTCGTCGCGATCGCGTCGTAGACGCCGCGGGCGGCGCGCTTCCACGCCTTGGCGAGCACCCCGACGAGCGTGCGCTGGGCCATCAGTGCAGGCCCTTGGGCACGCCGCGCATCAGCATCGGGCTGGCGCCGCTCGCGCGGTCGAGCTGCATCTGCAGCTTATCGCGACGCTTGTTCAGGACGTCGAGGCTCTGGTTCGACTTCGACCGGCCGCCGACCGAGTAGCTCTGCGCGACGACCGCCTTCGAGATGGCGGCGTCGACTTCATCGAGGGCCGCCTGGATGCTCGATACGCCGCGCGCCATCCGCGCTGTCTACCGGGTCGCGCGCGGTTTTGGTTTCCGGGTTTCTAAGGAAACCCGGAAACCGGGAACGATCAGCGCACAACGCGGACGTGGACCTTGTCACCGCCGAGCGGGGTCATGACGAGCGAACGGCCGCAGTGCCCGCAGGTCGCGTAGATCTTCCCGGCGCTCTCACCGGTGCGGCGTGGGTGCATCCCGACCCCGCAACAGGGCGGGTGGGCGATGCCCTTCACCATCGTTACCTTCGATTGCTGCAGATCGACGATCTCGGTGATCGCCTCCGGCAGCGGTGTCGTCGTCTCGAGCTTGGAGAGCGGTCCCCGGCGGCGGGGGAGCGACATGCGATCGGGATGCTGCTCGTCCATGGGGAACCTCGGGTCAGTGGGGAATGCGGGTGAGAGAGACGCCGCGCTCGGCGAGTAGCGCGGCGGTGACGGCCAGGTCGAGTTCTTCGCGCGCCCAGCGATCGGGTCCGCGGCTCTCGCCGGGGTAGCCGGTGCAGTCGATCCGCGTCCCGCCGGCGGCGCCGTCGCAGCCGTAGAGATCGATCTCGGTCGCGTCGGATTCGGCGGCGTGGCACAGCGCCGCCTGTACCGACCACATCAGCGGACGGCCACGGTCGGCGTGCCGGGCAATGATCGGCAGCGCGTTCCAACCGACGAACACCAGGTGCGACCAGGTCGGCGTCGACCGGGCCCGGTCGAGGGTGTCGTCGAAGGTCACCACGCCGGTGCCCGGGCGGGCGCCGGCGGGTAGCAGGTCCACGAAGAAGCCGATGTCGCCGGCCGAGAGCCAGTCGGCCTCGGGAACGGTGATCATCGCGCGGTTGACCGCGTAGACGCAGTCATAGCCGATGCGGCCGAACCAGCGGCGCGGCAGGCTCGGGCCGGGACAGCAGACGGCGACGCGCACCGTCAGGCCCCCCGCGCAGCCAGTGCGTTCTCGGCGGCGACGGCTCGCGCTTCAGCCGCTTCTGCCTTCGCGTGATTCGCCTGCGCCTGTTGCCTCCACGATACCCCCGACACATACCACCGGTGCCGCTCCGCCTCGTCGCGCTCCTGGGTTAGCTTCGCGATCTGACGACCGAGGGCTTCGCCGTTGGCATAGCTCCGCTCGTGCTCGTCCTCGAGCGCAGCCTGCAGCCGGCGAATCGCTGCGGCGATCACGATGTCAGAATCGTCGACCTGCACGGGCACGCATATGGTCCAGCGGCGACCGCCCTTCTGGTTCGGCCCCAAGCAGAGAGCTCGAATCTCGTCGTTCGCCTTCGCGACGAGCTGCTCGATGCTTAGATGGTTGGTGATCTCGAGGATGGGGTCGATCATCGCGTGCTCCTGGTAGGCGGCGCCGGTGCGGGGGCCATCGTGCGCGCTTCGCGTCGTGCGAGCCACAGCTGGCGGGTGATCTCGGCGAGAGCCGTGCGCGATTCGGCCAGCGTGAGATCGGCCGCGAGAGCGACGACGCCATTGCCATCGACCGTGACCACCGCCCGACCGGCGGTGCCGAAGACGATCGGCTCGAAGATCCCCTCGGGGGTGAGGGGCGCAGCGCCCGACGGGAATGGCCTCGTCCCGTCGTAGGCGCGGACGGGGAGGGAGAACAGGGCATCGACCAACAGGTTGTCGCGGTCCGGAGACCAGCCCTTGCGCCAGGCGTCGATCGCGGCGATCAGCGTGCGGACATCGGCGCGAGCGGCGTCGCGGTCGGCCTGTGCCGCGTCGCGATCGACGCGCAGCGCCGCCCAGCGTGCGCCCATTGCGTCGGTCTCCTCGGGACGAGGGGCGGAGGGCCGCGACTGACCACCATCCTGCGCTTGCGGCGGGTCGGTGGTCATGGTCAGTACTCCGTCGAGCACAGGAGGCACGGGAACCACAGCGACTCCGCGATCACCTGGGCCAGTGTGATCACTTCACTCTTGGGATCTTCCGCGTCGCGGCGCAGCGTCATGCTCAGGTCGACCTCGCATGGCTCGTCCAGGTTCCATTCGTCGAGGCCGAGATCCTTCGTGGCGTAGGCGATGGCCTGCTCCCACGTCTCGGCGCCGACGATGTCCTCGTCGCTCACCTGCCAGGCGCGGATGCGCGCGCGGTCGATCGCGTCACCAGGGGAGCCGGCCTCGCCGGGCGTTGTCAAATCAAGGGCCATGGTCGTGCTCCTGAGCGGTTTCTGAGTGGACGGAGTTAGCTCTATCGGACGCAGCGTTGAAGGTGCGGGCGTCAAGCGGGCACGCGTTTGAAGCTCAGGACCCACACCCATGGGTTCTTATCCCACGAGTCGTCACCGTTGATCGACTGCCACAGGCGGCGGTAGAGGTAGCGAAGCGGGCGGTCGAACTGCATCGCGACATCGAGGTTCAGGCGCGAGAGATCGACGCCCTCGGCGCGCGCGTCGTCCTCGCTGATCGCCTGCACGCGTTCGACCCGCACCTCGGAGATCTCGAGCGCGATCCGGCTGGCCCATCGCGGCATGTGGATCGAAGGCTTCCAGGGCCAGGTGACGCAACGCGTCCAGCCCTCGGCGTAGATCGCCCAGTTGTGGCCGTCCGGCGAGTCGCGGTGGGCGATCGTAGACGACGCATGGTGGAACGCGGTGCGCGGCACGAGCGCGTGCGTCTCGCGCACCCACAGGCGCTCGCCTGGCGTGCCGAACGGGCAGTAGAGCCGATGACGCGTGCCATCCGCGATGTTCGGCACCTTCAGATACTCGCCGTCGCCCATGCCGGGGTCGCGCGTCGCGCCGGCGAGCGACATCCCGGCGGTGACCATCCAGCGATCGAGCTTCACCGATCGCCGCGTCTGCGTCTTGGTCCCGGCGAGCAGCGCGCGGACCATCGGCCCGCTGAAGAGGATCGGGCGTTCCTTCACGGCGTCGCCTCCGGCAGCGGGGATCCCACGACGAGCTGCTCGTCGTAGTGAATGCCGGTCCAGTGGCCGACCCGGAACCGTAGCGTCCAGATCGCTCCGGGCTTGGCACACGACCACTCGGCGACGCCCGTCGCGATGCTCCGCACCACGTCGCCGTCGCGCACGACCACGCCCCATCGCTCGGGGACGTGGTGGGTGGTGACCACCGGTTGCGGGCGAGGCCCGCCCGTCATGCCGACGTCGGTGGTTGTGCTGGCCGGCGAATACCAGCGGTCGACGATCTCGACCGCATGCGCATCGCCGGTGCCCTTCGCGCAGTCGGCGACGAGCGCGGCGATCAGCGCCGCTCCGATCGCCGCGAGCACCACGAGAACGACGCTGTCCGTACGGTCGGTCACGCCTCGCTCCCGTTGATCATCGCCGCGAGGTGCATCGGCGGCTCCCACGTCTCGAGCCGGGACTTCGCCCATGGCCACATGTCGCGCGCGCGGGCGAGATCGCGCGGCTCGTCGATGTCGAGCGCGGCCGCCCATTCAGGCAGCTCGGCCAGCACCAGGGGCAGGCCCCAGCGGCGACCAGCGGCGACCGCATCGCGGCGCGCCACCTGGACCGCGTTGATCTCGGCGAAGCGATCGCCGGCGTGCTGACTCCGCGGGTAGGGCCCCGGGTGCCAGGCGTTCGCCGCGTTGTTCCCATGGAGCTCCCACTGCCAGGCGACGGTCCGCGCGGCGGTGACGGCGCCGGCGGCGCTCGAGCGCAGCACCGCCTGGACGATGCGCTGCACGATCAGCGGCGACCGGGCGACCACCGCCGGCTGCAAGGTCACCACGTAGTCGATCCGCCCGACGCTGCGCTCGATGCGATCGGTGGCGTGGCTGATCGCCGTGCTGATATCGGCCGCGTCGGTCGCGTCCTCGGCCGGCTCGGCCACGAGCTGGGCACGGCGGAACTCGAGCTGCCGGTCGTCGCTGAGCACCACGACCAGGTCGATCACCCCGCTATCCGCGGCGCAGTCGATGGCCTGCTGCACCAGGCTCAGACCCTTCTCGAGCTCGGCCCGGTTCTTGCCCGGCATCCGCTTCGATCCGGCCCGGGCGGGGATGATGGCGACGACGTTCATGACCGGGCCAGCTGGCGCGCCCAGCGCTGCATCCGCTCGCGGTGCTTGGCGACCTGAGCGGCCCACGCCTCCCGTCGGACGTGGTCGTAGCTACGCACGAGCGCCGCGAGCGTCGGCACCAGACCATCGGTATCCGACGGATGCGGCGGACCGAGCATCGGCCGCTCGGTGGTGGTGATGGTGGCAGGCTGATCGAGATCCATGCTGGTCAGGCTCCGATATTCCCGACGACGCCGAATTTTCGGCCGCTCTTCGGGAGAGTGGTATTGCGCAGGTGCAGCCGTAGCAGCGCGAGGTGGTAGGTCCGCAGGTCGAGGTAGTCGTTCCGCTTCCGGACCTGGCGCCACTTCCGGCGACCGGTCTTCTCGTCCTCTTCGAGCACCTCGGCGGTGAGGTGGAGTACATAGGCGTCGTTCGCCTTCAGGCCGCGCGGGAGATGCGCGGCGCCGGCATCGCCGGGTGAGCGCAGGAACGCGGACTGCGCCTGCTCGCGGACCTTGTCGACGTCGACCAGGTGCAGGAGCTGGCGCGGGTGCAGCCGGGCGCCGTCGATCGTCCGGCGGTAGACCACGCCGAGCATGTCCCCGCCGGCCGGCGCCGCGCGCAGCTTGCCAGCCACGTCGTCGCCGGCGCCGGACACCGGCACCCAGGACGGGTTACCGGCCAGCCAGCTGGTGATGTCGTGCTGATGGAAGCCGACGTCGATGCCACGCGACACCACCGGCACCGTCGCGCCGCCGGCGCGGGTGAGCAGCGACGGCAGCAGGTCGCGGATCCGATCGAGCACGCTGTGCAGCTCGCCGACCGACATCGGCACCTGGTCGGGGGTGGCGAACTCGTAGCCCCACGACGCGTCCCAGGTGCGCAGGTCGGCGTCGGCGCCGATCAGCGACCAGTAGCAGCGGTTCTCCTGCACGTCGATCTTGACCGAGGCGATGGTCGCCTGCTCGGGCAGCTCGGTGAGGTGCCGGCTCCAGATCCGGCCGGTGTCGTCCTTGTCGATGGTGAACTCGGCCCAGCCGTGCGCGATCGACCGCGCCTGCAGGTAGGCCGGCGTGACCTCCGTCGTTCCCTCGTGCCCTTCGACGTCCTCGCGGTAGGGCAGCACCCATTTGTCGCGGTAGAACTGGCGCAGCGGTTCGTGGTCGCCATGCGCGTCGCGGCGCTCGCAGGCCTGGCGGTGCTGCTTGGCCAACTCGCCGAGCGGCTTCAGTGGCGAGTCGAGGGCGGTCCAGCGGAGGCCCCAGATGCGGGATCGAGCCAGTTCGCCAGTCACCGTGCCGTCGGGCTGGACGACCTGCCCACGGCCGACCAGCCGCCAGCGCCGGGCGGCGATCATCCATCGCCGCAGGTCCTCGTGGATGCGATGCTCGGCGACGTGGGCGCAGACGACGTGGGCGGTGGCCTCGGCGGCGATGTCGTCGGTGGCGTCGTACTGGAAACGCTCTGGATCCAGGGTCTGCCAGCCGCCGGTCGGATGCACCGCCTCGATGCAGAGCGGACACTGGAACCACGGCCGCAAGGCGATCGACGATTCGTAGACCGCGACCGTCGGCGAGCCCTTGTCGAGTTTGATGGTCGAGGTCTCGCTGCGCCGCTTGTTCTCGCCGTAGGATTCGCAGCGCTGGTAGAGCAGCTCGCGCCACCGCAGCCGGATCGAGTCTGCCTCTTCGAGCTTCACGATGGGTGCGGTGACCATCGACTGGCCAGCCTCATTCCGCGCGCCGGCGCCAAGCAGATACAACCGAGCGCCGGTCGTAAACAACACGTCCTCGGGCGCGCCGCCGTCCGATCCCGGCCCATTGACTGGCAGGACATCGCCCAGGCCGCTCGCCTGAATGGTCGGCTTGAGCTTCCCGCGCCAGTACTTGCCAGCGAGGCCGCGGTCGGGCCAGCCGATCACCACCGAGCGCCGCAGCTCGGCGATGGCGTAGAGCGTCGGCACCGTGGTCGTCGACCAGGTCTTGGTGTCCTGCACCGGGCCGAGGGTCACCATCAGGTCGTGCCCGCCCTGAGCGAAGGCGCGCAGAATTTCGAACGTCGCGACGTGCGACTCGGGATCGCACAACGCGCCCTCCTCGGGCCCGTCCGGATAGCGCAGCGTCCGGGCGAACTCCAGCAGCGGGCGCGGCGCCGGCGGAAGCGCGAGGATGCGCGCCGCGGCAGCGACCACGTCGTCGAGCAGGTCGGTGGCGATCATATCCACAGCGCCTCTTGCGGTGGCGCCGGCTCGGCGCTGACGCGGACGAAGCGGCCGACGTGATGGGTGCCGGCGAAGATCGCGCCGCGATCGCCGGCCGCGTCCCAGACCGCGCACACGTCCCACGACGACAGCGCCTGGCGCGCCTCGCGCGCGATCATCTCCTCGCCGACCTCGCCCGACGGCAGGGCCAGGAATCGCCGGGTCCAGGTCCGCTTGTCGGCGCCGACGTCCTCGTAGCGGATGGTGACGGTCTTCACGCCGCCCCCCTCACCGCGCGCGGCACCAGGTTCGCGCCCACGACCGCGGCGGCGACCGGCGGGCAGACGCTGTTGCCGATGCGGGCGATCTGCTGCGACTTGTTCCCGGTCAGGATGTAGGCCGGGTCGAAGCCCTGGGCGCGGGCCAGCTCGGCCGGCTCCAGCATCCGCATGCCGATATCGACCACCGCATAGTCGACGCCGTCGATGGTCACCGTGACCAGGCCGTGCCTCGCCCTGGTCACCACCGTGGCGAGCGGGTCGTCGAGCGAGCCGTCCTGGGTCCCGCTCGAGTAGTAGGCGACCAGGAACGCG